TGATAAGCTGGCAACTTCTTTTTTAGCCTTTGTGTATGTCGCCGCTATTTTTCGATTAACACAATGAACAACAGTTTTTAGACACGCCCTAGTTATTACTTTTGCATTGCTTGCACAATAAATTAATAATTGATTATCAGTTTTAATTCGGTCCTGAAGCAATAAGATTTCAAAATCATCAAATGGTTCATTCATATGAGTTGGATACTGTGGAACTTCCACACATTGAATACCGAGCATTTCCCACTTCTCAACAAGCTTTTCAGCAAGCGCTGGATCATAATTAATTTGACGTAAATCAAAGTTCTCAAATACCCATTCAACGTACTGATTGACCATTTCTTCGTCAACCGTTTTACCAGGACAAATCGTCACAAATTCTTTTTCAGCTAATTCTCGATATGGAACATTTCTTTGCTGTTCTTTATCTTCAATTCCAAACTCTGGAATAAAATACATTTGTTTTACTTTTAACAATGAAAGACCTTCCTCATCGTATGTTGGAATATTTAACGATACGCAAGTTAAATCGGTACGTCTTGATAAATCCACACCGATAACACAAGTTAAACCTTCAATATCTCCTAAATCATCAACAAGCATTTTATCCAATTGGTCTTTATCAAAATATGTTTCAGCATAGTTAACAAATACATCTAAATGCTTTGATAAGAACTCCGCCTTATTAAAGCTGTTGTTTTGAGCTTCTTTAAATGCATTTTCAAGAAACTCCATGTTAACTGATACATCCATGTTCGGGTTAACCATTCGCCAAACATCACGGTCTTCCCAATCAAACTTTTTATTCGGCTCATAGATCATCATGAACCAAGAATCATCTTTATCCTTATCCAAAACTTCTTTTGCATAGGTATAAATTTGAGTTCCAAGCGAGCCGGTATTCTTCCCTGCTGTGGAAGTGATGATGTTGAGTGGTTCTTCTTGGGCAATTTGTGCTGAACGTAAGTTATCATATTGTTCACGGTCCATTTGAGCATGAACTTCATCAAAATAATTAATATACGGGTTTTTACCTTCATTACCAGCGTTATCTTTCGTTAAAACCTTAATTACATTTGCATATTTTATATCATCCTCCACAAATGTGTATTTAATTGATTTAATCGTGTCTTCTTTGCCTTTATAGATACGTGTATCTGGCCGTAAATCTGGACTATTTTCAATAGTTAATGCAATTGGTCCAGCTGCATTTTGACATTGTTCAAAAGTATTAGCGGAAATATAACAATCTGCGCCTTTTACACCTTCACCGTACATCGCATAAATAACAGGTGAACCGCCCATGATTGTTTTTCCGTTTTTCTTTGGAACCTGCAAATAAGCCGTACGAATCACTCGCACCGCTTTACCATCTTCATTATATTTTTGCCATCCATAAATGTTAGCAAAGTAGAACTTTTGCCAGGATTCTAAAATTAACGGCTGTCCTGCCCATTTTCCTTTTGCATGTTTTAAGAATGTTTCTGTGAAATAAATCATAGCATTTGCTTTTTCAACATCAAACCAAATATCTTTTCGTTTCTTCCATTTCTTATATCGTTTGATTGCTAATTTAATTGAATCAGGATATAAGTGCGGGGCTGCATCTACTTCCGAAACGAATATATCAGCGTAATTTGTTTCAAAATCAATCATCTATTTAACCTCTGCCTAAATTGCAATAATTTGTTGTTATCAGTAGACTCCGTGGGCTCTTTTTCATTTTTTCCTTTTTCGAGAAGAACCCCACTTTTTTTAAGTAAATCTTTGTTCTTTCCGTCCAGTCCTAATTGCCCCAAATATTTCGCTTTTTGCTTAGACCAAACTTCAACTTGTTGAGCTAATGGATGCTTTGATTCTTTCACATCACCATTTACATTCTTTGTTTTTTGGACTGTTGGAAAATTAGAATTCTTCCACAATCCATATTTGACGCTGTATATCTCAACTGCATCAAGATAAACCTCAATCAATGGATCAAGCGCTGGCGAATAAGTTCCGGCTTCAACCAAAACATCCATAATACGCTGCGCTTCTAATTCTTTTTTCTTTTCAGCTTCAATTACGACCTTCGATTTTCTGGCCATTCCTTAAATCACCACCTAAAAAAACGAATTTTTTTCAAAAAACCATTTTGAGGTGCGCGTTTGCACCCCCACTCCCTATCCCCCCAGTTAGGTGAAATTTATTATTTTGATAGGGGGGCTTATAGTTTCCAGTCGAACTTTTTCTTTTCCTGGTATTTTTCATTTGTTTCTCTTTCTACAATCGGATGACACTTAGAACAAAGTGTATCGATATTATCTGGATCTAATCTTAATGAAGAATTGATTTTAATTGGAACAATATGATGATGATGTGCTTGCTTACCAAACACAAACCTTCCACATCGTTGACACAATCCTTTATCTCTTTGATAACAGAATGACTTCAAATCTTGCCAGGCTTTTGTACGATAGAATGATCTGTTCTTTGAATAGACAACTGTCTTCTTTTGTTTACGTTTATGATTTAAACAGTATCGTCCTTTATCAATTAATGTCTTGCAGCCTTGTTCAGCACAGTACTTCATAATAGTAACTTAATGATATCTTCTTTCTTTTTAACATCAGCTGGAATCTCAATGCCTAGCTCATCAGCATACTCACGTAACTCTTTTATTGTCTTATTACTCAAGATAAGTTCTGTACCTGATTCACCAATAGCCAACGCATCTTTAGTCAAATATCCTCCTGTTGCAAATCCTTTATCAGCAATCATACTCTCAGGATTAACAGTTACTTCGAACCCTGGTTCTTCACCTGTAGGAACAAATAAGCTTTTCTTCTTTTTATTATCCCAATACTCTGTACCTGATATTGTTTTTCTTGTTTCAGTAATCAATTAGATTCACACTCCTTATAATTATTTTCTTTCTTCCAAGTCTCGAACTCTTCTTTAGCAAGACCCAAGCCTTTATCTAACCATTGCAACTGTATCTTGTTTTGTTCCACAATCTCAGAGCTAGTTTTAATTGTTACTACAATCTGTTCTCTTCTAGCCTCTTGTTCTTTAATCCACGCATCCATTTGTTTTACATATATCTCATCTGGACTCATTTACTTAACACCCTCCTTTTCAAATGCAACACGTTTGCGCTTATCTTTTCCTAGATAACATCAATAACTCTCTCATGCCATCTACAACCTCTTTATCGTTTTCAACAAGCTTGCCTTTAACAAAGATATCTCCATTACTTTTCAGAGATACCATTTCTTGTTCACCAACTCTCAAGATGATACTGTCATGTGAAGTATCTCTTGCCAACTTATTCAAATCTCTATTATGCAACGTTAAAGTCATCTCTACACCACCTATATAATTTTTACATAACAAAAGACAATCCATAAGGAATGCCTCTTCAATCCTTTGCAAACAATATTGTTTAAAAGGAGCATGTTATGAAATTCTCACAAATACTAATCATTATCTTTGCTGTTATCATTATTATATGGATATGGTTTGTCTAATTAAAAAGAGCAACCGTGCACCAGTTGCCCTTTTGTCAATTTCTTATGTTATTACTATAATTCATATTTGCAATAGTTTCGTTTCCCTAAAAGTACCTTCCCTAAAAGTAACCTTATAGATCATCCACAAACTTGATTATCTTTCTTACTTCGGCATGCTTACGTTTAATATAATTCGGACTGTAATTCAAATCACATGCAATTTGTTCTAATGTCATACCATATATGTATTTCTTTACAAGTATTTGATTATCTAGCCCTTTAAACTTACTAATCAATTTCAACAAATCATGCATTGCATTCATTTCATTTGCTAACTCATATTCAATTGCTTCAATACGTTCTTCTACCTTTGCACCTTCCGATTCAGCAGTTAAACGTACCTCTCGCAAATCACCACTGACCCAGCGTTTTAATTCAGCTTTTGCTTTATCTAAGTTGTAATCTAAGTATGCAATTCTTTCTTCTAATTTCTGATAGTCTTTCAGCCAGTCAAACAAATGATGATTCACCTACTTTCCTTACTTCTTCCACACTTCATTACTCACCACGCATTTTTAAATAGTTTTGAGCATATCGTAATTGTTGAGCAATATATGGATCATTTTCTCCTCCACCACTCGCTAACCAATCTCTTACACGAGCATTGATATCTCGTAACACTGGATATGGTAATTCAGATGATAGTTCAATGATTTTTTGTAAATAAGTCATTCGATCACCTCATGCTTAAAAAACTTAATTTTTGTAAATTCATTCAAACCCCAATTGTAATCTGTCGCCCTTAAAAGCGTTCCATTTTTATTTTTAAAATAAATATCTTCAACTTTATTCCTTGAAATCAGTTCAAACACATCAGCTAGTGAAATTTCTTTATATCTTTCCATTAAAATTGCCTACTTTCTACTTAAAAACTATAAATCTCATAAAACACATTTAATTTCATTTCTAAGACGTTTTAACACTTGTACATCCATTTGTATTCAGAAAGAAATAAAACTTCAATTTACTATGATTCTGACGGTCATTTTCATGTCGGAACATGTCGATTAGATACAAACATCGCTTTTATTCCATATCATTAATTTTTAAAACAAAATGACTAGTATATTGATAATCTAATTTCTCTTGATCCATTGACTCCACTTTTTTCTCAACCAACCTTTGGAAATCATCACTTTTCGCATCTTCTGATATTTCAACTTCAACAAGAGCCTTATACGTTTTCGTTACTTCCACTTCTACTTGATACTTTTCCATCTTTATACCCCTCCATTTTTTAATAAAATTCAAATCGTATTAATATCCTGAGCCAAAGCCCAGGACAGATGTTTATTCAGCAATCGTTTCTTCATCAACAATTTTTAACTGACCAGGAGCAACTTCCGTTGTTCCATCAGGATTAACGTTATACTTGACACCTTCATGTTGTTCTTCATAAAACTCATCAATCGACATTTGCGAAGGCTCTAGAGTAATAGAAACATTTTCACCAGCGAATGGATAAAGTTTATTAATTTTATCTTTCGTATCGCCTTTTACATTGAATTTAAGAACTGTTTTCTTGCTATCACGTTGAATAGAAACAAATTCAGCACCAATTGCTTCAACATCGCTTTTTTCCACAGTTAGATGAACAATAGTACCTGGCATTTTTAATAATTCGTCAGCATGTGGTAATTCATCACTTAATACATGGAACATCAAAACTTCCTTTTTATCATCCTTTTGCATTTTCTTAAATAACACGTTCAATTGAATTTTAGTCATGATTTATTTCTCCTTTAATTGTTTTGATTTTTATCAGATGACACCCTTCTTCAGATACTCACGAGCCATGTATAAGAAATGATGATATATGTAATTACCTGTTGTAGCTGGCTCAATAAATACTGTTGAAAATCCATATCGCACTTCAAATGTTTTTAAACTACCAAGTAATGCTTCTGGTTTGTATTGACTTATATACTCACCTTTTAATATTTTTTGATAGCCTTTTAAATCTTCCACAAGAAGAACAAATGGATGATTAGCAACACGAATTAATTCATTTTCAAATCTTGTACGATCTTTAATCGATTGAACTAATTCATCTACGCCATTTTTACGTTCTACCCCAGCACTTAAATAAATATCTCGTGTAATACCCATTTCAGGATTCTTAGGAATTACCGCTGAATAATCAGCCGTATCAATTTTTCTAAGTCTGAATTTAACATCCTTTTTACGGAAATAATCAAGTACATGTTGGTTTTTCTGTTCTCTTGTATCCACCATGATTTCTAATGTATCCAGTATTTCTTTCAATTCTTTTTCTGAATATCGATAATGAATCGCTGGCATTTATTTCACCTTCCTAAAATGCAACATTGCACGATTGAATATTGCTTGTGAAAGCTCGTCCGTTAATTTATTTTCATAGTTGGCCACAGATTCTTTTACATATAACCAACCATTAAGTGAGAAGTTTAATGTTAATTCCATAACTAATCTTGCAGCGGCTTCATCATGATTGAACCAATCATTTATTTTTGGATTCATGTCTTGCTCAACACCAATAAAAAAATTAATAATTTTATCTATCGTTTGTTTTACCGCATGATCTTGATCGGAATAATTACCTTGCAAATATTTAATAATCCGTAGCTTGTATTCTTTAATAACTGATTCAATTTCAGGTGCAACCTTTTCATGATTCTCAATGTATAAATCATTTCCATCTAACACGAGCTTCGCTCCCATCGATTGAACATCGGCACATATCTGTTTTGGATGCATTTAATCACCTTCAGTAAGAAGTTCATCGATTGAAAATAGAGCAACCTCTAAAATATATACATATCCATCAGAATCCCTTCTTGTTTGAAAAGCCAATGTGTTTTCTAAGTAATATCTAAAAACAGCTTGACTAAAGATATACATACCACCTGTTAAATGACACCATGTTTTATACAATTTATAGAGATCAACAATTTTCATTTCTTTATTTGTCCGTCTATTACAATTTGTTTCAACAAACACTTGTACACTTTCTACATTTTTTCTATTGTGTTTCCTAGATTGTCTTTCAAGTTCAGCAATAACTTTTTTCAAAAGCAAAATTTCCTTTTGATAATTTTCTGTTACAATGACAGTCTCACTTTTTGGCATTTTCTTACTCTCCTTAAAAGAGTTACTAAAGTTATCGAATGAAAATTCCCGATAACTCACCAAAACCCAGTCACATCAAGGGTTTACAGCATATTAAGTTATCAAAGTTACTAAAGTTACTTGAAAAACTATTAAAGTCCTATATATATATTTATTTTTTATTTATTTATTTTCTTAAGGGACAATATAGTATTTTCAATAACTTCAATAACTATTTATCCATAAACCTTGCTATATCAACGTTTATAAGAATTATCGAAAAAAGCAGTTCAGTAACTTTAGTAACTATTATCTAAACTTTTTTCCTATTGATGGCAGTTACATTGTGTTTTTCTTCTTTATCTCCAGTTGAGAATAGATTTGCTCCCGCAAATTGATTTAATGTAATTCCAGTAATAAATGTTTTATTACCTGTACCCTTTTCTTTCTTAAATCCACGAATCTCTAATTGACGATAAAAGGCACGATTCTTTAAATCCATTTCATTATTTTGATAGCACCACTTGGTATAACTTTCATAAAGTGATTTCGCTTCAATTTGCGCCGTAGAATGAACCGTACAATTTTCATCAATAAATGGTCCTAATATATCCATGTCTTCACGATATTCGGCTGTCGCTGCCTTCACGGCTTCAGGAGCACGCAATCCTTCGGCCTGCCACTTCATACAGCCCTCAACAGCCCACCGCAAAACCCCAGGCATTTCTTTTGCTAATTTATCAGGCAGATCATAATCAATCTTGTCTTTTGGTATCGTTACGGTAAAGGGAATGAGCATAATCCTTCTCCATATACCTTCATCTGAACCTTTAACAATTGGCTTATGGTTGGTAGTGAAAAACACTTTAAACTCTGGTGTAAATTCAAAATATTCCTGACGTAAGAAACGAGCTGACATTTTCTCTCCACCGGTGATTTGTTTAACCAGGGCTTCAGATAATTGTTGCCCTTCTTCACTCTCAACAGCCGATACAAAACGAGCTCCATCTAATCTGGCCACATCGTTATTGATTCCTGAATCATTTCTCTTTTTTAAGAAGGTGTCACTGTTTGTCTGTCTTCCATAATCACCGAGTAGATCCTGGATGATATTAATAAAAGTAGACTTACCATTACGGCCATTACCGAATAAGAAAAACATTACTTGCTCTTTGGTTACACCGGTTAATGAATAACCAATTGCTTTCTGCAGGTAATTTATTAATTCATAATCCGCTTCACCTGCAGGTGTTTTAAAAATACTCTCCAAGAAAGCTTTCCAGTTTGGACACTCAGCATTTCTGTCATACTTGATTGGAGAAATCTTTGTTAATAACAAGTCACGGTCATGCGGTAATAATTCACCTGTTTTTAAATCGATAACTCCGTTATCACAGTTAAATAAAAAGTTATGAGAATCTAATTCTTTCTTTTTCACTGATACCATAGGTCTCACATCCAATATGCTATTTATCCTAATTGACCGTCTTTCACATTTCTTTGCCCAATCATGTAATAACTTTGATTGATATTTATCTTCTGTAGCCTTTGCTTCTCCATATATAGCTCTCAACGTTTTGGCCGTGATAGCTTCAATTTGTCTCTTACTATCCTCATGCCAATGCTTACCGTTCCATATAAGCCATTCCAACTCGTTACAATACCGAACATTTTCGCCATGATAATATGTGATACGTTCAGCATTTCCTAACTCAGTTAAATGAAACTTTGGCGCTTCATCGATAATTTCCTCAGTATCTTCAATTGAGTTATCAGAAATGTAAACTTCATACTTTTTCTCTTCGGGCGGTTCATAATCAGCTATTGTGGAAGGAGTTGAAAGAATTGCTGTATCAATTGTCATTTGGCCATATGTGCGGCCATCACTTGAATGTGGTTTATCCCACTTCTCACGAAGTAAGGAAGACTCTCTAAACATCGAATCCATCTTTGCAGCATCTTTATCCGTCCAAAATGCTAAATGGTTGCATAAAGCCATATCAGTTGAAGAATGATCTCCGTTAATCAACATACCCTGGAATAAATCTTTAATGGCTGCACCGCTTTTACTATCAAACATTCGCTCCCATAATTCTGCATTCGATAAACTAGTAATATCTTCTCGTTCGAATGAAGTAGTGCTTTGTTTCTTTTCTGGCTTTGGCTTTTCTTTCAAATACTTCTCAAATAAAACTTTTAATTCTTCTGTTCTATCTTCCACAGGAACTTGATCCAAGCAATCACCGGTGAAAGTAAAATAGCGTCCATGTCTGTACACTTCTAATCCGATATCAACATTTTTCCGTCCTGTACCTGGTCCTTTTAATGGCAGCTTACCTTTCGCAATTATGTGGATACCATCACCACTTGGTGAGTATTCCGTGTAACTATTTACGATTTCAATAACATCCTCAGCTAAACTTGTAAGAGCACCTTCCTGAATACAATGGTCAATATCTATCCCAATGAATGGATCGTCCTTTGAAAACATGAACCCAATTCCGTCATAATCTCCTTGTTCATAGAATTTTATGATCGTCGGAAACGTTGACCAGCTCCGTTTATTATTTGATTGAGCCATTTCCCCATTGATTTGATAAGGAACTTTTGTTTTCTTACCGTTTCTTACTTCTGACCGCCATAAGATCCAATGAGGAGTGTTTTTAAGCTCTGCCGGTATTTGATTAAATTTATATCTCATTTGATTTTCTCCCTTTGGAAAAGGGAGCCGTTAGTAGCTCCCTCCTATTTGAATCTTGTTAATTAACTTTTAGAATGGAACATCCTCATCCGTAATTGTAAATGCGGTATTTGGAGCCGATGCTTCTGATTCTTTAAATCCATTTACTTGTGGATATTTTTTACCGTTATATTCACGCTCACCTACTACTACACGAAGATGTTTATTTAAAAGTGTATCTGCCCATTCTTTATAAGAAGCAAACTTCATTCCTGTTGGAAAAGCTGCCGCTTTAGAAATCGCTTGTAATCTCCACATTGATTTTTTAGTTACAACAAAATTATCAAATAAGAGCTTCTGTCCTTGGAATGCCTGGTCTACATCACTACGAATTTCATAATCCACAACAATCATGTTGTTTCCAGATTCAGCGTTTTTTAATTCATAATTAACAACTATTACCTCATATTCTCCTGGCTTAACTTGTTCAAATCCTTTAGCTTGTTCATGGTCTACTGTAAACATTATTTTTCCTCCTTGTTGTTAAAAACTTGTAATCTATCTAAAGCAGCATTTAAATATTTAAGATTGAAATCTTGAAGTTTTTGTTTTGTTTTAAACTCAATTTCATCTAGCATCTTCGCTGCTTCATCACTGGATTCAACAATTTCTATAATTTTTGCAATAAGAGCATTTCTTTCATTCTCTTGCTCCGCTCTTACATCCACACCAAGTTCTAACCATTTATAAATGATTGCACCATGCTCTGGCTTAATTAATTCACCATTTTCATTTATTAAATTAGAATTATCTTTAGTTGGGGTAGCCGTATGATTTTGCTCCATACGGAGAACAATCATGAATTCGTACTCCAAATCATCTTTCTGAATTGGTTTTAATCCTAACTTACGAATTTGAAGCTTATCATTATCATCACGCTCAGCTTGATATTCCTGTTTAGTACGCAACGTAGCAATGATATGAACATCATTTTCTGTGAGTGATTTAATGAATTCTTTAATAATCGGCTTCATTGTTTTCCAATCTTGAAAACGGCCACCTAAATCTTGCTGCTGGTCCAAGATACCTCCGATACCTTCCCAAGCATGTGAAAGACTATCTGCAATAACAACCTCACAACCACTTTTCTTTAATAATTCAATTGCTTGTTGGTATCGCACCGTGGAATATGGAGCATCAAGTTCAACATATTTAAAGCTACCAATCTTGTAACCTTTAATTGTATTGTTTGCATAAAGAAGCGAACGTTTATGTTCCGTATCGATAACTCCAATCTTCTTCCACAATTCTTCTTCTGGTAAATCAGGATAAGCTTCTTTCATCATTCCATATGCCAGGATTAAAGAAGTTAATGTTTTACCTCCGCCACTTGCACCGAATAATGCTATACAAGCTTTCAGCTTTTCACGTTGTGCGTCTGTTACTTGCAACATATTTATACCTCCACACTATAAGAAATAGATTCAGGTTTGATTGTAACCCCTGGAACAATTTGTCCATCCTCATCTACAATTACTTTTTCACCGCTGATTTCCACAATCTTTAATTTCTTCTTAAAATCAGCCCATTTGACTTCTGTTTTTAAGCAATCATCAAGCTCATTTTCAATGGCATATTGAATTACCTGTTCTTTATCTTTTTGTTCCGGTGCTTCACTACTCTTACGAGTTTTTGATTTACCATAAGGTGTACTAATTGTTTTCTGCTTTGGATCCACTGCAAGTTGTTCCATATGATAACGTCGGATATGAGTTTCAAAGAATGAAATATCATTGTGGATGGGTTTCAATTCACTTTGCTCCCATTGTGTAATGCGATCACGTTCAACATTTGCTAGTGTCGTAATTTCTTTTTCTTTTGCTTTAAGTGCTGAAATTTTACGAAATGCCCAATTCAAACCGTTAATATCCGTAACCTCAAATTGTTGCTCTGCATCTTGCAATTGGTCTACTTCTAATAATTCATTTTGTTGTAATGCATTCATCGATATTACCTCCAAGTTTAGTTTTTAATTTTTCTAAAGTATAAAGAGAGAAATAAATCACATGGTCACTAATAAACGAAACTTCATAAGGATAATCCTTTGATTCACGTTTTAGTATTAATGGTTTAACCTTTGATTCATCCAACAATGATTCCAATACTTCATTACTGAGATGAACCTCTTTTCCACGAACACTGATAATGCCATGTTCATTTCGTGCTTCACGAATAGCTTGTACAGCTTTAGCAACTTCTTTAATACTCATTAATATGTAACCTCCTAATCTATAAGTTTGGAATTATACGAGTCGCACCAGTAGTTCGATGGACCAAATGCAATTCCTTATTTATTTTCTTAAAAATTAACCAATCCTGTGGATTTAAATCGTTTGATTGAATATGAATTTTTTCACGTTTGTTTGGCTTTTTACCGTTCTTCAAGACATAGCCTCTCCTTTACACAAAATCTATTCATGCTATAATAACTGTGAATATTTTTACTTAGATCACCTGTTGGCGCAGGTGGTTTTTTAATGTCCTTTTACCCCTGAAAAATGATGTTTGCTTCATCGGTTTATAATCAGGATTAATTTTTAGAAATGCTTTGTTTTTCTTTCCATTCACTGTGGATTGTCCCATCTCAAATTTCATTGCAATTTCTGCTGTGGTATACCCCTCACCGATGTGCAGAATGATTGACTTTTCTTTTTCTTCCAGCACACTCGTTACTTCTTCAAACTCAATGGATGATATTACTTCTTCTTCCACATCAATTGGAGACACTGCGTAGAATTCGTTTACTGTTTCCTCATCTCGATGTAAATCAATCGAATGAAAATTAATTTGGTTCCTTTCCTCATGACTAACTTTTCTACTTATCTTAAAAGGCATTCCTTTCATGTGAATTTCATCGCTCATTGCCCATTTCATACCTTTCATGACATATGCATTGAATGTTTTCACTCTCTCTGCATCATATTTCACACAGCACTGCCATAAATGCATACGACCTACTTGAATTAAATCGTCCAACTCCATATTGTTCATTTCTGCAATTTGTGTAGCTCTTGCCATACTTCCAAACCTTTGTTTAATCGCCGCTATTACTAAATGTTGTTTCTCTTCAAACAACTCTTCAGGTTTCATTTTCTTTTACCATCCTTTCTTTAATTATTGAGCTTGATAGCATTGAACTTCGTATTCTTCTGTTAAATATTGTTTTAAATTCTGTTCAAGTACAACATCGCAATCAAACACAAAGTAAGTTTCATCTTTCATAATTTCATTACCATAAAAATCTTCAATTGGATGATCAGGCTCCTTAATGGATTCCTTTTCATCAATGTCTTCCACAAATATTGCATCGATATTACTTAACCCAATGTGGAATGGGATTTTCTCATTAGCACCTGTATATTCGATTTTTGTTAAAGCTCCAAATCCATTTTTAAATGTTGCAAATTCCTCAACTGTAAAACTTGCTGTTGCACCAGATTTAAAAATTACTGTTACTTCCTTCAATTAACTCTCTCCAATCTATTATTCTGGTATAATCCTCCATAGGAGGTGATACTTTTGCTAACTTATAAAGAATGGTTATTAAAATTCAAAGGTGTAGATTTGCCTATAGGCGACATAGCAATGGATGTAGAATTGGATGATAATTTCCCAAATACAAAAGACTATGAAAGCATTCGTGAATACTTAGAAACAAATCCTACATCAGATAGCTTCATGAGAGTTTTCGAATACTCATTTAAAATGTTTTACGAAAGTACTCAGAAATAAATTAATAGTCTTGATACTTTTTACGACCAGTAATTACATTCGCAAGACCATCTTGATAAGGTACATTTCTTTCTTTTAATCTTCGAGATGCTTCGTTCATTACTGCCGTCAACAGTTCTGAACGTTGTATCTCGTTTACATTGCATTCACGCATGCTATTTACCACTGCATATTGAACGGCTTCTTCAAAAGCTTGCTTTAAATTTGTAAATACATCGTTTCCATCCTTCAATTAACTCACCTCCCTTCGATCTGAAACCTTACGGTTCATTTCACTTAATTCACGTCTTCTTCTCATCTCTTCCACAAACATTTGCGCAGGGCTGTTCTTCGCTTCAGCACATCTTTTTACAACCTCTGATGCTTTCATTAATTTACTTGCGGATAATACTCCGTTCATGATTGGTCACCTTCCTTATATAATTTTTCTTTACGTTCTTCTTCTAAAATACGAGGGATAGATGTTTTCATGAAGAATTCCACCATTCTTAACTTTGTTTCTTCACTTGGTGGATTATCCAATACAGTTCGTTCCATTAACAGCACCATCCATCTCCAAAACTTCATATTTCATGAAGTTAGTTGGTAAAAAAATTTCTTCAATACCTTTTCCAAGTTTTTGAGCGATCAAGAACATTTCATTGGCTTTAAATTGGGTAACTCCATGCTCTTTATTAACATATGTTCTTTTATCAGTTCCTATTAAATCAGCCATATCTTGCTGCGTTAACCTGTTATACATACGCAATGATACTAGTTTTTCTTGCAAAATAATCCACCTCACTTTCGACAACTTCATATTACATGAAGTTCTGACATAATTCAACAATTATTTTCGTATTTTATGAAATTTATTATTTATTTTCTTGTTATATGAAATTTTTAGTTTAAAACTTCATGAAATATGATATAATAAAGTAAGAAAGAAGGTGAAACTTCATGAAACAAGATGTTTCTAAATATGTTGGTCAACAAATTAAAAACTTTAGGAAACTAAAGAAAATGACACAAAAAGAATTGGGTTTACAAATAGGAAAAAAACATAATACAATTTCATCTTATGAAAATGGTACAAATGAACCTGAGCAAGATGTGCTCTTCGCAATTGCACAAGCATTAGATATATCCATTAATGATTTGTTTCCGCCTACAAATGAGGTGTATAAAGCTAATAATCAAATTATTTCTTTAGTAAATGAATCTGATTACACTTATTTCCCAACTTCAATTTCAGCTGGTTTACCTATACAAGTTGACGGAATGACAGAAATGGATTTGGAAACTATACGTATTCCTGATTCATTAATGGGGAAATGGGCAGGTAGAGAAGATATTTTTATGACTCGTGTTAATGGTGATTCAATGAATAAAGTCATACCTCACTCTTCTTTAATTGCCGTAAAAGAAGTGACATTAGAAGAACTTTATGATAATGACATGGTTGTTTTTAGTAATGGGTGTGATTATTGTGTAAAGCGTTTCTTTAATGACAAGGAAAATAAACGTTTAATATTCCGACCAGACTCTTATGATAATTGTTTCTTTGATTACACAGTATCTTACGAAGATGCCGCTAATATAAAAATACACGGTAAAGTAGTAATGTACTTAGTTTCATTAGACTAATACAAAAGCTGATTAAATCCTTAGCGCTAGGAATTTAATGGACAGCCCGTACAGCTGTCCTATTTTTTTTAAAAGGAGAGATAATAGTGACTGTTGGGATTTATATAAGAGTAAGTACAGAGGAACAAGCACGAGATGGTTTTTCTATCTCAGCTCAACGTGAAAAATTAAAAGCATATTGTGTAGCACAAGACTGGGATAATTTTAAGTTTTATGTGGATGAAGGTGTATCAGTAAAGGATACGAATCGACCACAATTAAGTATTTTATTAAATCATATTCAGCAAGGCTTAATCACTACTGTTCTCGTTTATCGTTTAGATCGTTTAACTCGTTCTGTTATGGATCTGTACAAGTTACTTGATGCATTTGATAAATATAACTGTGCTTTTAAATCTGCAACAGAGGTTTATGATACTTCTACAGCAATGGGAAGAATGTTCATTACAATTGTTGCTGCACTTGCTCAATGGGAACGAGAAAATTTAGGTGAACGTGTAAGAATGGGTCAATTAGAAAAAGCTAGACAAGGAGAATATTCAGCAAAAGCTCCTTTTGGATTCGATAAAAATAAACATAACAAACTTGTAATAAATGAGATTGAAAGTAAAGTGGTTTTAGATATGGTAAGAAAAATTGAAGAAGGTTACTCCATCAGACAACTCGCCATCCATCTAGACAGCTACGTTAAGCCTATAAGGGGCTACAAATGGCATATACGTACCATATTAGATATTCTTTCTAATAACGCCCTGTACGGAGCTATAAAGTGGTCTAACGAAATAATTGAAGGTGCACATGAAGGAATCCTTACTAAGGAGCGGTTTATACAATTACAAAAGATATTATCTAGCAGACAAAACATTAAAAAGAGACAAACACATTCAATTTTTATATATCAAATGAAATTAATATGTCCTAATTGTGGGAATCGTTTAAGTAGTGAACGATCCAGATATTACAGAAAAAAAGATGAGCAACATGTGGAGTGTAATCAATATCGATGCCAGTCGTGTGCACTGAATAAACTTACAACTAAACCTTTTGCTACTAGTGAAAGAAAGATAGAATCTGCATTAATGAATTACATTTCAAATTTACAGTTTAAACAAGTACCTAAAATAAATAATGAAAATAACGAATTAGAAATACTAAAAAAACAAATAAAAAAAGTGGAAAAACAAAGAGAAAAATACCAAAAGGCTTGGTCAAACGACTTAATGACAGACGATGAATTTACAGAACGGATGAATGAAACAAAAATACTATTGAATTCTGCCAAAGAAAAGTTACAAACTTTAGAGGTGAATAACCATCAAGAGATAGATGTAGCTGTGATAAAAGAAAAAGTGAATAATATCAAAAAGAATTGGTCTCATCTATCTCCTGACGAAAAGAAACAATTTATGAGCATGTTTATAGAGAGTATCAAAATTGATAAAAAAGATGGAGTAACAGAAGTATTAGATATAGAATTTTATTAG